GCAGAGTCTCTCCTTTATCACTGGAGCAAGAGGTTGTGCTATAAGGTTAAAGCTCTTTGGAGTTAGTGATTCGACTACTAACTCTCCATTCTCTCCCTTACTAGTTTTGCTCAAAGTAGCAGCCATACCAAAGGATACATCTCCTTCTTTACGTTTAGACTCATTGAGATTATGTATAGCATCTCCTATCTTATCGGCCATTTCAAGTATCTCATCATCAGACATTTTGTCGATAGTAGCTTTTCTTAGTTTCATCTGTTCATATTCACTTTCATCGGTGAAGAAGACTGTAGCGTCTATTACTCTAAGTATGAGATCCTTAGCCCACTCTACTTGTTTCTCCTTAGTTATAGTAGGAGCCTTCTCTTGTGGTATCTTATCCCTGTCTATACATTCTATCTTGTTCTTGTGTAACTCTGGGAATTTAAGAGTCTCAAAAGGGTTATTGTTCATAGTGAATCCTCCTTAACGGTAGTATCGGACCAAGGGCAACCATCCTTGGTCCCTACTATGATGTCGCTGTTAGTGTAATAATTAACCCTTCTTCATTACACGGATTCCGTGATTGAGAAGATTGCAGAGACCTGAGCAGTAACGTCTTGCTACGCCGAGTTCTCCAGTCTTAAGTGCATTATTAAGAAGGCCCTTGTTTACTTCGTCGCATTCTGCAACTACTACAAGCTGAGCCTGTTCAAGTGAGTACTCCTCACATAGTGCTGCATGAGCTTCGTGCTCTTCATCGATATTGTTAGCTTCCATGAACTTATAGAGCATGTCGTACTCTACCATGTAGCTCTCATTGCATTCGCCGCACTCTCCACACTCACCGCATTCACCACATTCGTCCTTTATGATCGGAACCTGTGATGCGGGGAAAGATATGCTTCCTACTGTAGCCAGACCAGCCAGAGTATCCTGGTAGTCATGTGCTATCTGTTCTCTTTCGATATCATCAAGAATCTTCTGATCTGCCTTAGAAGCTTCCTGAAGAATCATTGTGCTTAAGTTCATAATGTAACCTCCTTTGGGTTGTAGATTTTACTTATATGTTTAGCTCACTGAATCTAAGAGGGATTTGTCGATATCCTCTATAGAATCGATGAGTCTAGACCTGGTTTTCGATATAGTGTTCTCCACATAGTATCCACCATCGACACATTCCTTCACGACGAGATTCTTATAGTTTCTCAGTATGTGTCGACACTGTTCCATCTTGTATGGATCTACTACTGGTACAGAGAGAGTTCTGTTACCAACTAGTTCATTTACTGCAGTTTCTATGGTAACACAAAGAGATGTGAACTTCTCTCCGAGTGAAGATATAGAAACTTGTTCAAGGACTGGGGAGTAGTCGAGTTGGTCTGGCGTTAGTATGTCAGACATCTCAGATACCAACTTAGCAAAGTAGTCCATTCTTACAGTCTTTTGAGACTTATACTTTGAATAGGCTTCTCTCATGATCTGTTCTCCGTTGGCGCCCTTGTACTTGTATATAATACATTCCTTCTGAGCTAGGAGCTTCTTGGTGTTCTTCTTCTTGATCTTACCGTTATCATCCACTGTCAGACAACAATCTGAAGCTATATCGTTGCAGAGAGCATAGCCCTCATCACCACCTGCAAAGGTATGATAGTTCAACAGGTAAGGGTGTGGATTAACATCCGTAGCACCTGCAGGAGGAAGTGCTCCTCCAATCAGGCTTTCATGGATCCTGGATATAGTATGCGGATCAGGTTCCATGCTGATCTTTTTGAGCTCAGCGAATATATCGAGCAGTTGAACAAACTCGTTATTAGTAAGCCTAATATAGCTATACTCGCCTTGATCAGTAATCATCTTTTCTTTAGCAATTTGCTTAGATCGGTACTCTGGCATCTCTCTGGTGTTCTTGTTATCTCCACCATCCTTAATGTCAAAGACAAGGTTATAGGGGAGATAAAGAGCGTCAGTGATCCAGACGTGTTCTTCACCATTATGTTCATACTTTAAAGTAGGACCAGGTGTTACGAGGTCTGAGGAATCTAGACCAAGAACTCCATCGCAGAACTCAAGGAACTTCTTCTCATAGTTTCCTACGTAAGTTTTGTATGTTCCGTCTGACCATCTGTACTTACCAGAGATTGATCTATTAGCGAGCATCTTCTCTTGATGATCCATATCATTGAGAAGAGTAGGCTTGTTGTAGACTTTCATCATGTTCTTTACAGCGTTCTGTCTTGCTACAGCTTTACAGCGATCTGAACAGAAAGCATCATAGCGAACGATCTTCTCGTTCCACATAGTAGGAGCCTTACAGATTCTACAAACTCCACGAGCATCTCCTACAGGCTGTTTGTTGTTACATATATCGAACACTACATGATTAGCAGTGAATCCCTTATCAGGATTAAGCATATCAGAGTGTTCCTTCTCCATATGGGTTACAAGCTTGTCTCTATCGAGAGACTTAGAGCAGTATATACATCTATAGTGTCTACCCATCATGAGTCCTCCTTTCAGGGTTGTGTAATTATAGTGATGTTCTACGACAAAAAATAATCGGTCTGCTGGGGCTGCAGACCGATTATGTAAGGAGGCTGGGCATGCTCTAGCGCGGGAGCATACCCATTGCATTTGCGTACTGATATACACCCTGCAGCTCTGTGATTTTATTCTGCAGTTCTGCAATTCTTACCTGAACTGTAGGATCGTTTGGCGAGAGAGTACCATTGTTAATGCTTGTAGTGATGAATGTGAACTCACTCATAAGACTTTCGAGGCTGATAGGCTGACCTGTCATCTGAGCCTCTCTTGTTGGAAGTGCAGGTGCTACCTGCTGTGGATTGTAATCATTGATCATTGTGATCACTCCTTTAATATAGTTACAAGAGGTATCGAATCACTAACTCTCTTGTACACCTTTATAATATATGGTCCACCCTACGTTTGAACCTGATTCTAAAGCGTGAACCATTCTATAATCAAACTTATAAGGAGGTACTACGATGAGTTCATCAACTAATCATTTCGATATAAACATCCTTGATGTAGAACGCTTTGTTAAAGCTAATGATTGTAAAGAGATTACCAACCCTATCTTCTTTAACGGCCCAACCCCAGCACCAGATGGACTTCTGTCTAATGAAATCTTCGGAATCACTAAAGCTGAGAGAGCTGGAATCTATGCATATATAGATCTCGGCGGATGGTTCCTTAATCCTCTGGTCTATAAAACGCTCTGCACACTTGATAAGAAAGTAGAAGCTATAGTACATGGCTCAGAGAACTTCTCTATTGATGAGAAAGGACAACTTGTTAAAGACCCTAATGGTTCTACTGGTTTGAACTGGTTCAAAGCAAACTATGATAAGATAGACTGGTCTGCTAAAGAGTCTAGCTCTAAAGACAGAGCTACCAAAATCAAGTTCCTTGAAGCTGTAAAAGGACAGATGTGGGTTAAGAAGTGTCCTGTTATTCCGCCGTACTATAGAGACGTTGATACTAAGCAGGCTAGTATAGGTGTCGGAGAAATCAATAAACTCTATAGCTCTCTCATCATTGCAACAAAAGCACTCAGAGAGACAGCTGAATATGGCCTGAGTCTTACAGATGCTACTAAGGGCAGAATACAGTCTACACTGAAACAGATATATGACTGGTTCGGTGCAGGTACAGTAATCAATGGTGAAGAGACTGGCGGTAATCTTCCTGGAAAGACTGGTATCATAAAGAAGGGTGTCATGTACAAGACTGTAGACTATAGTGTACGTCTTGTCATGTCTGCTGCTAATCTGAAGGTAGAGAATATAGAAGACCTCATGGTTGACATGGACCATGCAGCATGCCCTCTTGAAGCTGCTATAGTACTTTTCCAGCCATTCATTATCTATTACTGCAGACGATTCTTCGAGAACGAATTCGGCGGTAAGACTGTGTATACAGTAACGGATAAAGAAGGTAACCAAGAATCTATTCCGATAGAAGACTATCAGATCATGTTCTCTGATACAGAGATAGTGAAACAGATAGAGCGATTCGTTCATGGATACTCTAACCGTTTCCAGCCTATACCTATTCCTATAGATAAGGCAGAGTACTCTAGACTTGTCAAGGAAAAGAAGCTCAAACCTTCCACTGACCAACCCTATATGATCTTCAAGGGAAGAAAGGTCACCTCAGAAAATGCGGCAGAGCAGAAAGACTATTCAGGCTATCCTCTTATAGAAAGGCCTATGACATGGTGTGACCTCTTCTACCTTGCAGCATGTGAGATGACAGCAGATAAGATGTGCCTGATTACTCGATTCCCTATAGACCGTTACCTTAATCAGTATCCATCCAAGATAAACATCAAGTCTACTAATGAGACTGAGCCTGTCATGATGGATGGCAAAGTCTACAAGTGGTGGCCTAAGATCAGAACTGAAGATCTCGGAAGAAACACAGCTGCTCTCTTTTCTCCAACCCTTACTATCTCTAACGGTAATATCGACGTAATGAATATGGACTTCGATGGAGATACTGCTATAGTTAAGGGTATCTATACAATTGAAGCAAATGCTGAACTGGAGAAAGCTGCAAACAGCAAGATCAACCTTATAGGAATGGATGGTATAAGTCCTCGTAATGTAACGAAGGAATGTATCATGAATCTCTATAGCCTCACTATACAGCCTGATCCATCATTCAAGCCTATTGACCCAGTGTTCTAGTTTAAATCGACGGTGGGGAAATCCCACCGTCGTTAAAGTACGCATTTATAGGCATATATTATTAAGATGTCTACAGAATTTCTGTAGACTTATATATCCCCTACCTCCTTAAAGGGAATATATAGGCAACAAGAAAGGAGGTGTGGTGTGCAATGGACGATTACGAGACTATGGGCGGATGTTGATTCCGCCCAACCAAGAAAAAATACACACTGCACAATAAATAAAGAACACTGGGATCAAACCCAGTGTTCTTTTTTGTCAAACAGATTAGTCAACGTTGAACTCGTCGTCTTCGCCGTCTTCTTTTTCCTCATCGCAGTCATCTTTTGAATCGGAATTAGTATTGCTGTAGTACTTAGCTTCAGGATCTTCCTGAGGGGACATATCGATTTCATCGTCTTCAGGTTCATCATCTTCCTCAGAAGGTGACTCCTCTTCTGCAGGATCTACAGTCTCCTCCTCTTCCTTAGGCTCTTCCTCTACTGGAGCTTCAACAGGAGCAGCTACAGGCTCTTCTGCCTTAGGAGCTTCCTCTTCGACAGTCTCTTCTTTTTTCTCCTCTACCTCTTCATCTGAAGGATAGTTCATGAGAACGTTGATCTTGTCGAAGTTGCTCTTATCAAGCTGAACCTGCTTGCCGTCTGAGCCGATCTCGAATACTCTGATACCGCTGTTCATAGCGATGAGTATTTCCTTAGTTGATATGAATTCGATACTCTTTGTGTTAGGCTTGATCTCTTTACCGCTTGATGTCTTGAATGTGACATTACAAGGTGTAATGAGCATACACTTCTTTTCTATGATATTCATGATTCATGTACCTCCTTAATCTACGCTTGGTTCGCAATACATAGACCCATCAACGTCCAGCTCAAGAACCTCAGGATCTATGTCTGAGTCAAGTAAAGCATTGATATCTGAAAGTTCTCCTTCATCATCGGAGAATGTATCAGGCTCATATAAAGTAATCTCGTCTGCTTCGGCATCATCTATAAGGTCATCGAGTGTACCGTTAAGCTCCTCTTCGCAGAGCTGACAGCCATCGATCTCTTCCTGTGAGATGAAACCATCGACGAACTTTCCCGCAACTGTATTGACTTCAATACCGAGATCTTTCTCAGCCTGAAGGTCTTCATCTACAGCTCTCTCAACAACAAGCATACGCTTACTGTCGATAACGTCTCTGATATATTCGTCCATTGTTAGTACCTCCTTAGTTATCACCGAATATGGAATCATATCCAGTATTGTAATCGCCAGAATCATTTCCGTACCATGTTTTCTCATGATCAGGATCGTCTTCATCTACCCAATCATAAAGGGTTGAAGAGAACCTTCCAGGAAGTTCACTTTCGATTGGGTCCTCTATAACTTCATCTGCTATGTAAAGTTTAGCTTCTCCAGATTCAGAATCATTCACTTCTGCTTCGAGACGATCGACAAGGTTGATGATAGTCTCATCAAGTGAAAGTCCTTCACCGCTGAAGATAGAGTTCATATTGTTGTTGATGTCTTCGTCTATGTCTCTATCAAGAGCAAACTTAAGACTCTCCGAGAAATAACCATCTTCTATCTCAGCATCTTCTCCACATGCTTCAATCAGAAGGTCATCTACTGTTAATACTTCAGCCATTATATTCCCTCCTTAGGTAGGATTTAGTTACTAAGATGTTGAACTGCTCATTAAATTACGTATCTGGGATTCGATACAGAACAGAGCCATCGGAAGACCATAAAATAAGTATGGTGTAGGCTTGTAGTCTATGTTATCGAAAATCTCAACGATTGATGAGTCAAGAGGTTTATCATGGAAGTAACGGGTAATGATATTGTTGAGTGCTTTGGGATCATCATTCTGACGTTCTATACCTTCCTTAGCATCTGATATCATCACTGGATCAAGTATAGCATAACCACCTTGGAATATAGGTTCAGCATAGTCTACCTTGAAATACTTCGTAAGAGTAGTGTGGAAGAGACTATAGATGTCTTCGATGATATTGATATTGGCTGGACGATTACAGAAGCGATCTATAGACTTAGTCTCAAGAGCTTTGAAGAAAGTCTTATCGTAGTCTAATATCATTGTCTGCGGTACTTGTATAGCTTGAGAGACATAGATGTATGGATCTGATCCAGTAAGGATAGAATGTCTCATAAGAAACTCTACCATATAAGGATCATAGATTTCTCCATACTTTCCAGGATATACAAAGGTCTGAAGAGACTCCTTGAAGAACATAGCTACGAAGTATGTCTTGATTTGAGAAAGAAGATTGTCGAGAGTCTCTATAGCATTGTATGAATCCTCTCTAATGACAGCAGAGAAGTTAGTGCCGATATTGTTCACCACGAACTTGAATCTGTCTACCACCTGCTGCTCGATCTCATCTATACCGTAGTTGTCCAGCATAGCCTCAAAGCTATAGACGTTGTTACCATTGTCTATAGTATCAAACGATGTAGCAGTGACCTTATACAGCCACTCCTTTCCAGCGTGTTGAATGGAGAAATAATCTCCAGCATATGGAATCCATGTATTAGGAAGTACTACACCAGAGATAGCAGGTTGAGAAGCAAGACCGAGACCTTCTTCGTTGAAGTCTACATCCATGGCAAGTTTGATACCACTAGAGTAGAATACAGCACCAGTGATCTTGTTGTATCTTATAGGTGATGCATGACTAAGACTAGCATACTCTGCTCTAGTACCTTCATCGAACGTAGTACCAGTAGAGTTCATATTATACCAGTCTGATACGACTGGCTTCTTATCATTGAAGAGATAGTTGGCGTTCTTGACTCTATTGACCTGACCCTGTTGTAAGGCGTCTATAGTATTGACATAGGACTTGTTAATAAACTTACCCATTCAGATTCCTCCTTTCGTAATTATATAGATGTTTCAGCAAAGGTTATCCAGTGGATTTTACTCCACTGGACCTATATATGAACGATCATGTAGTATAGGGGGAGATAGTCACTCCTACTTCATTCTCGATATTTGTCAAGGCTAGGTTATAGAAACTGCCTGATACTTCTACTGTAGGATTATTCTCAATCAGAGAAGAGAGCTCTGACTTGAAAGCCTCATAGTCTTCTGTAGAGTTAGTCTTAAAAGTGACAGTGATGATACCATCTGTATCTATCTTGGTATCTATACACTCTCTATCAAACTGATTGATGAGATTGAAAGTAATCAGCTCATGGTCGATGTAATTGACGATATAGTACGCAACGTCGACCTTGTTATCTAAAGCAGTTTTCTTAGAGTGACTTAAGATGTCCATATGCATCTACATAGCTCCTCCTTCCTCAATTGCTTCTTCTATCGCATCAGCTTGGGCTTGCTCAGCCAATTCTTTAGCATGCTCTTGCTGCTTTTCCATAGCAATCATGTAAAGACAGTTAAACCAAGCGGGAGGCATCGTCATGAGTTCCATGAACGACACTCTCCCCTTGTATACGTTACTGCAAAGACGTTCAGCTCGTCTTATATCCGCTGATAAATTCCCAGCTGATGACGTGTAAAAAGCATATCGACAGGATTAGCTACAGCTTCATTGATCTTGCTCTTGCACTTAGGGCACTCGCACTCAGGATAGATGTACTGAATCTCGGGTGTTGTATCCTCATCATCATCGTCGTTGATGTTTCTCTTTGAATCGGGCTTGTCGTACTTATCTGTCTCAACAGTAAGTGTCTGAAGCTGGTCTGATGTAAGAGTTCTGATGATAGAAGCACATGTCTTGATACGTCTTCTTACAGTCTTACGAGGATCTGTATGAATAGGCTGCATATCAACAGGGATGAGCTTCTTGTTAGCTTCATCGATTACGTAGATGCCGTCGATATAAGTAATGAGTGTAATGAGATCACCATATGTCTCAAGTATCTTAGAGTCGAGAAGTGTAGGCTCAAATACTCTCTCATAGAGTGTAGGAGTCTTAAGAGCAAACACATACTCATCGCTAGCCTGGAAGAGACCAGCAGTATAAGTGTCCTTAGATACATTGAGCTCGCCGTTGTGAAGAAGATCAAGATACTCGCTCTTGATAGTTTCATTCTTGTATTTGATCATAGACATTACAGGTACTTCCTTAAGGAATACATTACCACACTCTTCCTTAGGACACTCATATGTCAGAATGTTTGCAGCTCCGAATGTAGCCTTATAAGCAGCGAAGAAGTAATCATCGATTGCGTCTTCAGGAACTGTCTTCAGCCAAGCTTCGAATGTAGCAGGCTTGTTAGGATCAACGATATGGTTATAGAGAAGCTGATAACGATCTCTGAGTACTGTATAGAAGTTATTCTGGTTGATGAGAGAAGGATTAAGCTTCTGAATCTCTGTAGCTGTAAACTCAGACACCTCAACTACTTTCTTTGTAGTAGAGAAGAGAGGTGTAGTAGCTGTTCTTACAGGAGTCTCCTTGATGTGGTTGAGTACCTTGGAAGCAGAGATAGGCTTCTTCTGTATCTCAAACTCAGCAAGATTGAGCTTGTTCTCGATAGGCTTGAAGTTTTCCTTAACAGAAGTTCTGATAGCGTTTCTGAGTTCGTTACGCTTCTCCTTCTCTTCAGCCTCGCTTACTTCTTTAGCCTTATCAGCCTTCTCAACGATCATGTCTTCATCATCAAGAAGAGCAAGGTCGTCGTCTGACATAACGAAAGTAGCAGTACCGAAGTCAGTTTCTGAAGATGAAGGAATACGAGGTAAAACAGGTATAGCTTCCTCCTCTGAAGCCTCAGTAGTAGGCTCAGAATTATCTTTCGGGAAAGGGGGATCATTAGCGATAGCTTCAGTTAACTTATCCGAATCAATCACTACTTCTCCTGTTACAGCTTCATATGCCTCCTTAGCCTTCTCAGCAAGCTTCTCCTTGTCTGTATCAGTAGGCTCAGGGAACTCTACCTTCTCAGGAGTCTCTGCTACTGCCTCTGCGATGGCATGAATCTTCTCATTGAGTTCTGCCTGAGGGGTGTTGTTATTATTCTCCATGGTGTTTACTTTCCTTTCTACTTTAGTTTTCTTTGATATAGGGAAATCGACTTCGTCATCATCATCTTTGATATCGTCATCGAAATCTATACCATCATCATCGTCGAATGACTGTCTTATAATATTCGACTGTGATTGTACTGGTTTAGAAGAGTTAGTAGGCATCTCAACTTCATTGAGATCTTCATCTGAGTCTAGCATCTGCTCTATTCTCTCTTCCTTTCCTTTTTGTACTATAGCAAGAGACTCATTATTGAGTCTCTGTATTGTTGCTGGAATCTGGTTGATAGCATTCTTGATTACTCCAGGAACCATATCTACTTGTTCTGGCTCTGGAGCCTTCTGAGCTACCTCTGCGATGTTGACGTCTCTGACAGTCTTAGCGTCAAACCTAGGCAACGGGGGCGGTATAGCTGCCGTATGCTTAGCGCCATTAGAGAGGTCGTCAAGTGTAATCTTCTTGTTCTCGTCTGGCATGGTAGTGTCCTCCCTATTCGTTATACTTTTATATTGTCGAGTCCTTGGATAACTGTCAAGTTCTCTGTATCAAACGGTACGAGAGCATTGAGTTGATCAGAATCAATGTACATATAGAGAGTATGCTCGTTTACATTGAGATCTACTCTTACTTGTACCGTAGTGAACATTGGTAAATACCTAGATATCTGTGATTGTATTCTGTTTCTGAGCTTATCGAGGTCTACATCTACAGTATATCTGTATAAAGAGACTAATCCTACACCCATATCAGGATGTGTCTGTATAGTACCAGGATCCAATAGGATCAATCTGATGATGAGCATAATCTGTGCATCTGTTCCTTCGAGTTCTATAGGTCTTTGGAACTGGTTGATAGTCATAAGAGGTTCCTTCAACTCACTCCAGTCTACGACCTGTCGATACTTGTTATACAGTGGCATTGTTATCCCTCCATTTATAGTGATGTAATATGGTTAAAAAAGAAACAGCGTTAGAAGCTGCTTCTTCCAAGACCTGGAGTGAACTTAGAGCAGATGATTCTGTCTCTAGGAACTCCAAAGTCTTTCTCTTCTTGATAGGTGTTGCGGTATATGAACTGTTCAAAACCAAATGGTTTGAAGATATTCACTACTCTACTCATTTCATAGTCGTTTACATCCTTGTCTGGATAGAAGTTTAGAGTAAGATTCATGAATCCATATCTTGTTATGATGAACTCTACTATCTTATCATACGCTTTACCCTTACCAGCAATGTAAATCTGATTAGGAACCTGAGGTCCGACTACGTTATACTTGATTCCCAAGACATCAAATGGTCCTTCTGCGATATGAAGTCCTATCGGCTGAAGAGGATCGATTGTTACGGGTAGCAAGTAGTAGTCATTTTCAACTCCTTCATTGAAGAGATTGTAGTTTACGTACTTCTTATCGATGCCTTCATACACTATTCCCTTCTCATACACAAGGTTTCTCATGTTGAGAGAGGCATTTGAGCGTGATAGAAAGCCTATGAAGTACTTATCAAGTTGCTGTACGATATTCTCATGACGAGTGAAACTCTTAATCCATGGGTTTCCTCTATAGAGATCCCCTAGATTTAAGATAATCTTGTTATCGACACAGTCTTGGTAGGTTAGAGATAACCCTAACCTTTTGTTGATGTGTGCTAGTTTCTGTTGTGTGAGTGGAGCATCTGTAATGAAACTCCTATTCACGTTATAGATTTTGTTAGAAGTACCATTGATAGTCTTTCGATGCTTGTTAGTACCTTTGTTAACCTCGTTAACGTCCTCTGGTACTGCTGTAGCAGTCCTATATCTCTCAAGAAAGTCCTTATTGACCACTCCATAGAATGGCCTAGGACATCTTTTACATTGATACTGAATAGGTTTATCTGAATCGTCGAACGGTCCTATATAGAGATGTCTACTATGATCATCACAGTTGTGACATCTACACACTATCTGCTTGCCTCCAGAGGCAAGCTTAGCGTCTTCCATATTATAAAGAAGCCATTCCTTGAGTTCTTCTTTGGTCAATTGACTCACCTCTTTTTGTTACGAACATGAGAGTGCTTTTTACCATCAACGAAAGTTCCTATAGCAAATATTTCAGCATTGCATGTAGGGCATTCGTCATATGCAGGTATAGAATGTATTGTCCAGTCTTCTTCATACTCATCCGAAAGCCATTCACAGCCACAGATGTCACATTTAAACTTCTTAAATTTACTGTTGGCTTTGTTTCCTGGTACTAAGATATTTCTCACGATCTATCACCTCTCTAAAAATAAGGATCGGAGGAGATAGACTCCTCCGATTATTGTATCGTTACTCTTCTGGTTCTTCTATATCTACGATGGGTCCGCCCTTCTTGTGGATAGATACTTCATAACCGAGTGCATCCGCGTACTTAAGTAAGCTAGATGACATATAATCTCCATTACCAGACTCTATACAAGAAACAGTAGATGCCGATATACCAGCCAGAGCTGCAGCTTCCTGTTGAGTAAGCCCTTTAGCTTTACGAGCCTTACGAAGCTTGTCTCTCAGAAAGCCATCCTGGATTTCCTTTTCGATTTTATCCATGATTGTATACCTTCTTCTCTTCTGCAGCAAGATAAGCTTCTACTCCCTTGAGTACTTCGAGATTATTACGAACCTCGTTGATACTCTTGAGAAGATTATCTATCTCGCTGGAACGAGTGGATGTAAACATCACGCTCTTGTTAGTATCATTCTTAAAGGAATTTGCGAGTTCGATGAAGAGTCTGTTATACTCCTCCTGATTCTCGTAGATTCTTTTAGCCAGATCATTCATTGTAAGCACCTCCTTCAAATGGTTTAATGGACATGTTTGTAAGTGTTATGGGAAGATGTAGTGTGAACACATCATCAAGACCTACATCCTCTATAGTTTCATCATCAAGCACCTCGATATCTGTGTGATTGGATATCTCCACACATACACTTGTGATCACATCTTTGACTTCCTTCATAATGTCAGATGGTGTTATCTTCCTAAACGGGAAGATAGGTACAGCGATAGACTTCACTACATGAGGAAGATCAAGCCTCTCATTAGCCAGAAGCGCTTTAACTGATCCAGCCTCAATGATAGCGCTTATAATATCAGAGTATGTGAGGATTTTGGTTGGATGTCTTTTGATAAGAATCTCTATAAGACATGTAGGATCCATCACAATCAGAATCGGTATGTTAATGATTTCCTTTGTACTGCTCTTGATCAGCATGTACATAGAAGCTATAAGGTTTCTCATAATATGCTCTGATCCAACAAGATACTCACATCTATCTTTAAACAGCTCTTCGATAGTAGCATTCTTGTTGAATATATCTACTGCCGTCTGCATAGTCTTACACTCAAATTGCTTCGTGATAAGTTCATCCCGCTCTTCGTTTCCAGTAGACGCTTCTTTATACCATTCTACTATCTCAGCGTTAAGAACAGTGTCTTCATCAAAATTGACGATGTCTTCACTCATTCCAGCCTTCATTATATTCTTAGCAATCTCCATAGCAATATCCTTAGAAGCATCTTCTGGAACGAGATCAACTTTTGAATTGGTGATATCTGGTTTGATGTCTCTGGGGTCTTCATCATCTGTAGCATACTTGTGGAACCTGTCGATGAATACATCTCTTGCGCCAGTCTCCATTTCTCCAGCGATGAATCTCTTAACCTTGCTCATGATGTAGAGTACATTGCTCTTAGCAAATGAAGTTACATCAAGCATCTCATGCTTTTCCTGATCAGACCTGATGTAATGCTCGAGTCTCTGGCTCATAACATCGAGAAGATCAAATACCGTGCCGAGTTTGTTTACATCATTCTCACTGAACCTTACTCTCGGATAGGATCTCTCTACTATAACATACGGAGGGTTTCTTTCATCCATCTGTATAGCATAGAGATACTTGTTCGGAATTACTATCTTCTTCTCTGGATTCATTTGAACCAGTATAGTGCTCTGATTACGCTCTACCTTGAGTACAGTTCCTACAGTAGATTCTTTATCTCTCAGTTTAAGTTTATCCTCTGGGTCAATGAGGACGATTTGTCCTATCTTTGGTCTCATTCTGAGTCCTCCTTTTCTATAATAAAGGACAGAGAGAAGATCTCTCTGTCCATAGTTTACTCATACCATAAGTTCATACAGTAAGAACTCTTCTACGATTCTGTAGGTTATAGCAGAGTTGATGATTATCGGCTGACCATTATACTCATCACCTTTTCTTGTGACAGGATCATAATGAATCAGCTGAAAGTCTGATGAAATGATAGCAGCAAAGTCAGCCTTAATACGAGCAAGTATGACCTGATTGTCCATATACTTGTATCTTATTGCTGCCCAATGCTCGCTGCTTGTAAGCATATCTTCATGCTTCTTACTAAGAACCGTTCTAGTTGAGAGCTTCACTACTCTTCCTGCAATAATCTCAGGAAGGATACAGAAGTTCTGAGCTATGAGATTCTTCTTGGCGGATATCATAAGCTCGATGTACTCATCGAGATTGATAGTCTTCATAGGAAGTACAGATCCAAACAGCTTTCCAAAGAAGTTCGTCACGAGCTTATACTGGAAAGAGTTGATGACGGGTTTAGCACCTCTTCCGAGTTCTATCTTATAAAAGTTCAACTGGTCCTGTGTGAATGGGCCATAATGACTTTCGATGTTCCTCATAACCGTATAAGCAACTGCAGTGTTATGAAGGAACTTAGCTTCATCAGCCTTGCCAAGTGTAGCCTCAAACTTGTCAAACTGAGAAGTGGAATCTTCACCATCTCTCTTAGAGGAAGAGAGTGGAACTAAATCATACTCATACGCTATTCCAACAGCATACTGGATAGCAGTATTTCTGATTGAGGTGAAGTTATACATAACCATGTTCTGGTTATACTTATACTTAGGCATTACCTGAAGTACAAGAGTGTCAACAGCATCGAGCGAGTTGACAGAGATATCCATACCTCTAATCTCACTCTTATCCCAGAGGTCTTTATTAGTTCTCTGGTCTCTAGCGATTGTAGTGTTGGCTGTCTCAAACAGCTTAGCTTTCAGATCTACAGTATTGATGTAACGATCAAAGAGGAACTGATAGATTGTCTGAAAGAGCTCATCAATCTCCTGGGTTGAAGTCGTCTTCTGTTTATAAACGAAGTGACTGATAAGAGGAATGAGCATGTTCATGAACACAGAGATCTCCATGAAGATCTTACCATGTGTGTCATTATACTGAAGAGCCTGGTTTGTGTTGTTCTTATAGTTAAGCTTGAGCGAGTAGTTATCCTCGTTCATCTTAAGTACTTTAGCACACATGCTGCTTCCGAGAATATAACGACGGATATCGAGTATAAACTCTTCTTTCTTGTACGGATGTTTCTCACCAGTCATAGTAGTGAGTCCGAAGTCAATCATGTGCTTTATGCGCACATAGTGACCAGCAAGTTCTTTATCAGGGTCATAGAACCTGCAGAAGTAATTGAGATAGTGACAGATATGCTGACGCAGATCATCACCATTGTAACACCTCTTAGGAGTTACCATAAAGGAGTTCACGTTAATCGTGTTTGGATCTGCTGGGTTCATTCCAAAGAACTCAGAGATCGTCGGCATAACTATAGCGTTCTTTATCGTGTAGAACACTATGTCATCTTCTGTTGGCAACCAGTTATCGATAGCCACCCAATGTGGCACTTCAAAGTACTGATTAAACAAATCATATACGGCTTGTTCGTCATTGTTGATTCCTACTACACCATACTTTTGTGGGTAAAGAAAGTTGTAGTAGTCATGGGTGATGTTTGGCTGTATCATGTGTATATATCCTCCTTAACCAGAGCAGTATAGTGATGCTCTGGGCTCATCTATAGTATATAATCTATCTCCTCTTTGTAGTCTTAGAGGTTCGAGTATTCTTTATAGCGGAAGATGACTTGGAAGTCTTGGTGATCTTTGAGACTACTGGTATATGAGAGAGGCCATTACCAATGAATCTTGATGAAACCACCTTAGGCTTAAGCTCCTCTTTCCCCGTAGGAGTTACTTTCCTTTTCTGTTCATCAATGAACTTATTCTTTTCTCTATCCTTATCCTTATATGAAAGAACATTCCTAGCGAATCTATTAGCTCCTCCAGCAGTGGCTTTTCTGTCGAGGATCCCCTTGTCGAATAGATTGTCCTTTTGCATTGTCAGATATGCAAAGTAGATACTCTGTACATATCCTACAGCATTGTCTGGGTTACGGGTGTTTGCTTTAGTTGCCTTCACCTGTAGTGTCAGCTTCTTCTCAAACTCTGGTATAATCAGACCATGAGAATAGTAAGCATGAGCATGAGTGAAGTTGAAGTTAGGATCGTTTGAATAGAACCTAACCGTATAGGTCTTTAGGTTTCCCTTAGTAGGTGTGTCACCTGGGTTGAGCTCCACTACTGTATCATAACAGAACCCCTTAGTAGAGTTTGACGGAATGTGAAAATGGATGTAGTATATATCAGATGCAGTTCTATAGACCTCGTACTTCACTAGACCATCTCTAGCTACTAGGGCATCATACTTAGTCTGATAGAACTGGGCGGTAGTATCTCTAGGAGTGTTAATTGACGAACCCTTACCCGAAGGGTTCTTAATATACTCATCAAATGTGAGCTTCAGTTTACTCATATGGTACACCTCCATTATATAGGTTATAGTAAAGTTAGACGTTTAGTAAGACTTGATTGGGGAGAATGGGTAGGGAGATAACTCCCTACCCACCTCTTCGAATGGTGTTGAAAGGACACTAACCCCAACGATACCCACACATGTCCAAGAGAGGGATATCTGAACAGGTACCCTAGTTTCAACTCATCAGTACCTTATGGGTCGGAGTATGCCACTCAATACTTGTTGATATTGAGATTAGACATCTGGAACTGGTTAGCGGTAACCATCAGTGAGATGATCTTTGAGATACTGTTGAGTACACAGATATCAGTATCGATAGAGGAGAGAACGTTCTCACCCTTCTCACCAGTTCTTACATCGAACGGACAATCCTGTTCAAGGGATTCGATAACCTTACCCTCAGGATCATCCATATATCTGTAGAGATGCTCAGAGATTTCCTTATATGCTTCATAGAAGCACTTAACGATTTCTTCCTTGAGAGAACCATCGCCGAGTGCTACATCCATGAGAGCCTTGAATGCTCTGAGTCCTTCGAAGTTAGCACCGTAGCCAACGCCTTCATTTACTGCCGAACGACAGTTGAGAACAGCATCTTCAACAAGGTCTCTTACCTGATCTCTGTCAGCGATAGTGATACCGCCTACGTAGAGTTCTACCATGTTACCGAGGAGAGAGTTTCTCTGCTTCTTGTACTGGTAGATCTTGAGAGATTCGTTGTGCTGCTTCTCGAGCTCTGCGATACGAGCATCGAGATCATTCAGAACTGCATTGAAGACGTCTGTATAAGTACCATCTTCATTCTTGTAGTTCTTAGGATCGATAAGCTTTGTAGAGAATGCACCAGACTCTACGCAGCCTGCAGTACCATACCACTCCCATACATTCTTAACTGAAGGAGCAGTGCCGTTCTTCTGGTCTCTTGCTTCAGCCTTAGCGTCGTCATACTTATTGATAGTAGGAACTCCGCAGAGATTGAGTATGTTCTTCAGATATACCTTATCAGTATCCGTAACACCAGTGATGATGTTGAGCGGGATAGTGTTAGGAAGGTTAGCCTGAGTGAACTTAGCACAGTAGTTCATTACAACTTCAAGAGTACGAGCATAGTCTCTTACGATCTTGGGAGCAATGATAACTGTAGGAATGATCTGAGGAATCTCATTGTTGTTAGGACGATTGCTGTTCATCTCATTGATCGGATTGATGATGTTATGAGCAATGATTGTATCGAACAGCTCACCGTAGTTTACTGTATCAATAGGATCTTCGAAGTAGTAGATACGAGGATTCTCAAGTCTGTTTACAGACTTTTCAGGCATGTTGATGAAACATGCATCATGGTAACCACAGTCGAAGAACATGCCGTCGTATGTCTTACGAACGAACTCCTCTCCAGAGCCAGCCATAACGTCGATGTATGCATTAAGACCAAGGTCCTCATGAACCTTAACGATCTCTTCTGTAAGCTTCTCATCATTGTTTGTAGAGATGAGTGAGATCTTACGGATATCGTCAAGAGTAACCTCTCTGCCGTGAGCCTTGATGATTGTAGATGCAGCATCTACTACTTCCTTAAGAGCTCTTACGATGTCTGCAGGAGGAGTTTTTGTGAACTGCTCCTCGATTTTCTCAGTGAGCTTCTTGAATACGAGATAAGAAAGGATAGTAACAGAGGTTGTAGAGTCGCCGACTCTCTTAGCCTGTGCTCTTGTCTCTTCTTCGATATCTGCAAGAACTGCCTGTTCGATCTCACCGCCGAACATGATTGACTTAAGAATTGTATGACCATCCTTAGTATAACGAGGATAGCCTTCTTTCTTGTACTGGATGGTGTTTGAACCATAAGGTCCGAATGACTGAGAAAGATATTCATAGAGAGCTTCAAGTGTTTCAAGCTGAACTCTTCTAAGGACATCCTTCTTGACTATATTACTTGTCATGGTGGTGTTTCCTCCTTTGAATTGATTATTGATTAGTTTTCTCTTTAGAAAGAGATTCGAGTGTAGTATGATCGTACACCTCTACAAGTATAGGATAGTTCCCTTCCTTCATCAGAGCCATTGCATACTCTGCATTAGGAACAGGAGTTCCATCAGTATCACGAGTGATATTGAACTCATAGTTCTGGAAGAATAAAGTCTTCTTCTCAAGCTTGTAAGGGAGTGCAAAGACATCTCTGATGTCCTTAAACATGAACGCATTGAAGTCTTTGGGATCTATAGAGTCGTAGCTGATTACAGTGTTGAAAGACTTGCTACGTCCCTCTATCAGTCCCTTCTCTGTTTCATCTTTGCATACTACAGTTACATCGAACGAACTATGCTTTTGCATCATGTAGATGAGCTTACTGGTTCCAGTAAGAGTAATATACTTGAAGATGTCGTAGTCGTTGTTCTTGTAGATATCATCAAGTATCTTTTCGAGGTTGTCTCTGTCTATAGCTCCTTCGGGGATACATATAGTCAGAGGGTTAGCATCCTTACGCTTTACAAGAGCATTTTTGAGTTGAGCAAGAGAGTAGTGCATAACCTCTTGGTCTACATAGTCTGGATGATTATAGTTGAACTGGAAGATCTTCATGATCGTGAGGTCGTAGTCAAGAATACACTTAGCATCAACGACCATGTTTGTGATCTTCTGTTGGTGGGCTTTGCTGTCCATAGTATTACCTCCTTTAGAAATAGAAGATAGGGATGTTTTCACATCCCTATCGCTATTATACGTCCATTATAAGGTCCTGGTAGTCCTCTACTTCTTCGATCTTGTCGCTGTTACGACCAGATGAAGATGATGTAGACTCATTGCCGTTGTTTGAGAAGAATGCTGATGCATTGGACTTTCTCTTGTATCCGCTTCCAGTGTCGATGCCGAGGTTCTCCTGAATGCTTGTCAGCTTGCTGATGATGCTGTTGAATGAGAACCTTGTAGCGTCAACTACTGTAGCTGCAACCGCACTGCTGTTGCCGTTAACGTACTGAGCAATTGTGTTGGTAAAGATATCATAATCAAGGAACTTTGTGTACTCATAGTCCTTGGTGAAGTCTGTACCGCCCTTGTAGTCGATGATGCCGAAGTTATCCTTATCAGGTGTAGTCTTGAACTGATAGCCGATTTCAGAATCGATGTTACCTTTCTCGTCAAGGCTCTTTACGATAAGGAAGAGTCCGTTACCGTCCTGTCCTTCGAACTCCTCTGCGCCGTTAGTTACATAGATGATAGAGTTACCTGCAGTAACACCTACGTTAACGTAAGCATTGGGGTCCTTTCTGAACTGTCTGAGATAATTGAGGAAGAGAGCAGCTCTTGTGGGAGTGAGGTATACTTCTATAGAGTTATCCTTATCGAAGCTGTAACCTCCGTCTGCACCCTTCTTGATGGGGGTGATTGTTATCCTGAGCATTCCCTTCCAGAATGAAAAGGATACGGATGTAGGATCTACAGTAGAGTCAAAGTTAGAGATCCTGATGTTTGAGTAAGTTGTAGGAGAGAAGTCGTTCTTCTTTCCGTTTGAATTGCCCTTGTTATAAGAGTTATTACCGAGTGGCATATGTGTGTCCTCCTTTGTTTTAAGTGTCCATGTAGGCACTGATTATATATATGTAGGGGATATCGTAAAAGTTAGCTATATAGGTTGTATATTATTGTAGTGTATGAGGATCATGATCGAATCTTCATGCTCCTGATGTAAAATATCTATGATCCCATAAGGAGAACGGGATCCCATTACATTAGGAAACAAAGGGTGTATCCCAAAGGGATGTCTCAAATGAGACTACAGTTGCTCAGCATGACGGCCGTCAACCGTGTAGCACCTACTGAGCTTGAATTATGACAAACGAGAGAAAGATGATGGATGCAACATACACAACAGCAGTTCCTATTGGTTATTCAACTGGAGACATATGCAGAAAGCTGTCAGATCTTGTTGTGTCTAAAAACAAGTATGGTGAGATGCTTGTAGCAGGCATTCTTGAAGCAGAGAGCTGTTTAGATTCGAGAAGATTCACGAATGCTGTTACGACATTCGTAGAGTCTGTAAAGTCTGGAAACAGCTATGTTGCATTATCGTCTATTGTGTTCATATGCTGCGACTATGAAGCGGAACTCGACTACCTCATCAGCTATATCGCTAATAGAAACAAGGAATATTCTGAGTGGATAAACAGCATAAAGTTTGATGAGTGGTATTTCAACGATGTGTTACTTAATAAAGTATGGCAGATTGAACACTTTAACCGCAAAGCTGCTATAACGTTATATGGCGCTGTTTCATATCTCGCTGATTGTACTTTCCCCGATATCATCATCTACAATTACGACGGCGATATAGCTGTCTTATCGACCATAACAACTAACGTTGCCGATTACCTTTTCAAAGAAGAGTGGGAAAGAGAAAGCATCAAGTAAACTTCTGGGGCGAGGCACAAGGACGTTAAACCCCTTAAAGAACTATAACGTCCTGCTATGCATATCATAGTAGTCTCATTTCCGCCAGATTAGATCTGGCATTCGCTCGGGCATAATAGGCAGTATGCGGTAAAACATGTGGTTCCCTTGATTATTCCACATGGCATACTGCCTAGCTCGCGAAGAAACAGCGGGTTATTTTTTCTTGCCGAACATCTCCGTAAAGAGGGCTATTGAGCCCACTGTATCAAACTACAGAAAGAGGTGTTACTATGGCAAGTACAATCGAACTCGTTCTTGAAGAAGAGACCGCTAAAGAAGACCGTACTTATACTGGGTCTAATCAGTCAGAGATCTTCTACGATGGAACGGTTCAGACTAATCAATACATTGATCCTTCGCAAATGAAAGCTAAGAAGACTATACCCTTTGTCCCACCTAGTCAGAATAAGAATGTGATGACTGATCCTCTTACAGGACAAAGGTCTACTGTCTACTTTCAAATGAATACTAAGAACCAAAGCTTTCTGGATATGCACTACTACCTGAAAGCTATAGGAATCAAGAACAACAAGTTCTTCCTTATACTCTTTGATAAGGATCTTGCTAATGTAGATCCCTATGATCCTAAGCTTCCTCTGTTCATGAAGCAGAAGATCTTTATAGAGTGTCAACGTAACTTCTTCTATTATATCAGAGAAGTCGTTAGAGTACAGAGCCAGGGTGGACCTTACGTCAGGTATAAACTTGACAGAGGAAACCTAGCCCTTAACTTCTGCTTTACATTGTCTCTTAACGTATATCATGAACAGCCTCGTCAGACTGGTAAAACAGTAGGATGTGAAGTATGGTATTCATGGGTATACAACTTCGGTTCTCGAAACGCTAACATGGTCTTCCTCAATAAGAAGCTGGACGATGCTAAGAGAAACCTTGACGATATGAAGAAGATTATACAGGCTCTGCCATCTTACCTTAGATTCGACCAGGCATTTGGTCAGAATGGTAAGAAGCTTAAGGCTCGTAATACTGTATCTTATGTACAGCATCCTATCAACTTCAACAAGATAGAAGCACTCGCCAGAGCAACCTCTAAGACTGCTGCTATCTCCCTCCTCAGAGGTCGTACTATCACTAACTGTTGGCTCGACGAGTCTGCATTCTTCCCATTCCTTGGAGAGTCACTCTCTAATGCTATGCCTGCCATGACTAGAGCCTTCAGAAACTGTCGTGATAATGGAGCTCCTCATGGTCTCTGTCTGACATCTACACCAGGATTCATCTCTGATGAGTTTGGTAAGTATATGTATGATATGAGAAGCAACATGACTCCGTTCTCAGAACTCTGGTATGACCTTTCACTCCAAGAGCTTACCAATATACTCAACTCCAACGAGAAGAGCATCTTCGTACATATCAAGACTACTTATCAGCAGCTTGGTTATTCAGAAGAGTGGTTCAAAGATCGTTGCCGTGAACAAGAGTACAAGTGGACAGACATCCGTCGAGAGTTCCTTCTTGAGTGGGCTATGTCTGCAGAGAACTCTCCGTTCACAAAAGAACAGCTCGATATCGTTGGTAGATTCGTTAAGCAGCCTAAGAAGCAAGTCTATGTCGGAGCATTCCTTCTCAATGTATATGAAGAGCTCAGACCAGGTATTGCTCCTATCGTTGGATGTGACGTTGCTGCTGGTTACAATAAAGACTCATCTGCTATGAGTATAACAGACTCTACAACGTCTAAGCTTATGGCAGACTTCAACTGTAACTATATCTCCACTATCGACTTCGCTAGAGTCATCTATGATGTGGTAACCAACTGGATACCAAATGCTCTGGTAGTGGTTGAGCGTAATGGTGTAGGTACAGGCGTACTAGCAAAGCTTCTCAAGTCTAAGATAAAGTCTAATCTCTACTATGAGATTAAGGAGAGGACTATAGAAGAGAAGTATGACGGAGTACATATCAATCGTAAGAAACAGCTCACTAGAGTCTATGGACTCGACAACACCAAGATGGTTAGAGAACAGCTCATGGATCTTCTCATGCTTAGAATGGAAGACCATAAGGACAAGTTCGTATCTCCTATCATATATGAAGAGCTGAAGAACCTTGAGGTTAAGAAGACTGGTAGAATCGACCACTCTGCTCAGAGCCACGATGATGCAGTATTCTCTTACCTCCTTTCACTCTATCCACTATACTATGGTAAGAATGTTACAGAGAACTGGGGTATTAGAATACCTAACCTTCAGACAGAACAGCATGAAGCTGAAGAGCCTATCTTCCAGAGCTTCGAGGCTACAGAGGGAATCAATATCTCTAGTGACCTTGAGGGTATGCATGGTAGAGTAGAGCAGCAGCTTAAGGATCTGGATGATGGTACTATGCTCTATAAGGACTGGTTAGAGCAGCAGAGACAAGAAGACCAAGAGGCTCTTCAGAAGATTCTCTCTACTCCAGTAGGTAGACAAGCATACAGCAAGAAGTTCAACAAACCTTTAGATGAACTTGAAGGTCCGAACAATCAATACAGTATGATAAACACAATAGACCAGTTCTATAAGGACATGAATGATCCATACAGCAGCGTGGACGACGATGACGAAGACGACTTCTACTATGACTACTAAGAGAGACGGGAGCTTAAGTGCTCCCGTCATCTTACTGCTTTTGGGCTGTATACTATATAGGTAGTTATAATCATTCTTCTAATAACAAATTTGACTGAG